GGCCGGCCGCATGATCGAGAACTTCGGGACCAAGATGGTGCACGGCTTTAAATCCGCCGTATCGAGCGCGGCCGAACTGCAACGGCAGATGATCGGGATCCAAGCGGTCACCAAGGGCAGCGTAGGTGAAATGACTCGCCTCGAGGCGGCCATTATGAAGGTGACCGGCGTTACGACCTTTTCCAACGTCCAGGTCGCTCAGATGGCGAAAACCCTGGCCACGAGCAATAAACTCACCGTATCTCAAATCACGGACCTCATCCCCGTTTTTGCAAAGTTCGCCGATGCACAATATGTGCTCAAAGGGATGCCTCCCCAGCAGTCGGTTGTCGAGGCCGTGCGCCTGGCGCATACGGCGCAGCATTATACGCCGGCGGAATTGACGAAATATCTCGATCTTCTCACCCGCGCTTCGCTTATTACGCCGGGCAGCCTCACCGAAGTCGGGCACGCTCTCAAATACTCCCAGGGGGTCGGCAAGACGGCGCTCGGCATAAGCGACGATCAGATAGTCCTCATGACGGCGCTCTTAAACCGGATGGGCTTTGCGGGATCGAGAGGCGGAACCAATCTTCTTGCCGCCATGACGCGGACGATCCCGGGCGTTTTCGGCTCCGGGCTGCTCCGAGGCAAGAGCGCCGAAGCACTGGCCGCAATGGGATTTATCGATGAAAGCGGCCATTCGACAATATTCGATAAAGGCAAATTCAGCGTCGAAAAATGGATGATGCAGCTCAGCACGTACCTCGGACGCGAGTTTGCGACCAAGTCCGAAGCCATCGCCCGCCAGGATATCATGAAGAATTTTCAACACGCTTTCGGCGTGCAAGGCGGCAGAATTGCTTCTCTCTTGTCTAACCCGGCAGCGCTGGAGCAGATGAAATCGCTCCTGCAGGAATTCAAAATGCTGCCCGGAAACGCCGAAATTCAAGGCAAATTCGCCGATGAATCCGTATGGCAGAAGGCGATCAACGCGCAGACGAACATGAAGAGCATCCTCACGCTCCTGGGTGAAAAGACGCTCCCGGAAGTGGGAAAAGGCCTCAGCTTTTTCAATGCGCGCCTGGCGGAACTGATCGAACACCTGGGCAAAGGCGGCCCGGAAGTGTCGGCCCAGGCAAGACTGATCGTTTACACTCTCGGCGGACTCGGCGGGGCGCTCGTGATCTTCGGGAAAGTCCTCATGGGACTGGCCCTCCTGAAATACCTGGGAGGAGTGACCGGGGCGCTGGGTCTCCTGGCTGGGACGGCCGGGACCGTGGCCGCGCCTGTTCTTGCCATAGTGGGAGCGCTTGTGGCCCTGGGGGCTGCGGCGGTCGCCATTTATTCGAATTGGGACAAGGTGCAGGCGAAGTGGCGCCGCGATCAGGCAGCCTTCGGCAATTGGTGGGACCAGACGAAGCGCGATCTGGGGCAGACATGGCATACCGGTCCGCACCGGTCCGGAGGTCCGCCTGATGCGACAATCAGGGGCGCCCATCCGGACGAGCACAGCAGCCTGGCCACCGGCAAAAGCTACGCGAGCAACTATACGCGCGGCGGCGGCAGCCAGAGCGTGCAGGTGCATAGTACGATAAACATCGATGGGCGAAAGGTGGCCGAGGCGGTAACCGACCACCAGGTGAAGGAATCGACCAGGGCGCTCGGCGGCGGCTATCCGGATTATACGTACGGCGCGCCGACCGTTGGCCTGGGTTGAGAAGAGATCCACCACGAAGGATACGAAGAGCACGAAGGGAGCAGGGGTGGACATAACAAGACGGCAATTTTTAAAAGCTTTGGCTGCCGCAACGGTGGCAGCTCAAATTCCCGTCTCCGCTTTTTCTGCGACACGCATGCCATATGTAAATGTCGGAGAGGCCGTCGATTACATCGGCCACCATCCTTATCCAGGACCATTAGGCTCACCAATTGTACTGGAAGTCGGATCTTGGGATGGCCTTGGATATCCAATTGTCTTGGATATCTGCGGGCGATATCCATCAGCGGTCGCAAAGGGTTATGACTTCGATTTTGCAGTTCTGAGAAATGAATACCCACCCGACATCTGGGGGCATCCAGAGAACAGGGCGAAATATCCCAATGTGCAAACCTATATTCGGACGCGTCGATTTGGCGAAACAGTAGAAGAGGCTATTCGTCACTTGAATTATACAAGTACTGAAAAATGGCTGAAGTATGGGTGGAGTTTTTAATGGGATGCTATTTCCCTTCGCGTCTTCGCGTCTTCGCGTGAAAGGTTCTTTTGATGCCTGATACGACTTTGCAGCTTGGAGATTTTATCTTTCGGGACATGGAAATCCCGGAAGAAATCATCTTCGGAGGCCAGCAAAGGCTCGCAGTACATGAGCTAATCGGCGGCGGGCGCCAGGTGGATGCTCTCGGCCGGCGCGAAAAGGACCTCGATTGGAACGGCCTCATCCAGGGGCCGGACGCGATGGACCGGGCGCTTCATCTCGATTATCTGCGCGTGCAGGGAAATGCCCTTTCTCTTACTTGGGGAAGGCTTGCCTATTCGGTGACAATCGAAGAATTTCATCCCGCATATCAGCGATTTTACCAGATCCCTTACCGGATCCGGTGCATTGTTGTCGATAACCTCTCGGCCCCCGTGCCCCAGGTTCAAAATACGGGGCTTGACGATCAGATTTCTGCGGACATGACGACGGCCACGGCCCAGGTGGCCGTTGTGAACGATTCGGTCCTGACCGGGCTTTGGGGCACGTTTCAGACGGCAGTCGCCGGCGTGGCCAGCTTTGTGAACCTTGCCGCGAGCGCCGCGGCGGTTGTCACTCAGTCGCTTGCCGCCGTGCAGGCGCGTGTGATTGCCCTCCAGGTTACAGCCGAAGCAGCGATCGGGGCGAATACCGGGATCGCAGCGGCGGGGACGCTTCCTCTTGTGACCTCGGCGGCCATTGCGGCGGCGATAACGGCCATGAATCAAATGCAGGCGCTCGTATCGCTTGCGGGGATGCTCGGCAGAATACAGGCGAACGTCGGGGCCGTATCGCAGACGAGCGCGCTGGTGCTTATGGCTGGAGGTGATCTTTTCTCCCTGGCGGCAGCCACATACGGGCAGGCACAGGCCTGGAGCACGATCGCGGCGGCAAACGCCCTGGTCGATCCGGTCATCCAGGGGATCGCGAATTTGACTGTGCCAAGCGTGTCCGATACGAACGATGGAGTGCTGGAAAGCTAAAGCATTCACCACGAAGAGGGAGCGAAGCGCGGTGAAGGCGCACGAAGGAAAGCAAAAGTGGGAACACATAAAAAAAATAATTCCTTTTGGTTCTATCGCCTCGCGACGGGAACTCTTCGTGCTCTTCGTGTTCTTCGTGGTGAAAAGGATCTTGAATGTCAGCGATAAATCCGGTCCCATTGAAAAACGCCCTCCGGCTGCCTCGGGCCATTGTCCAGGTGAACGGGGCGGCGCTGCCCGGCTGGGTCGAGTGGGACGTGAATAATAATACCCACCGGCAAGCAGACACCTTCCGGGTGACTTACGCCTGCGGGAAGCTCCCCGCGAGCCAAAACGCCGGCTGGCTGACGGCTCAGGGCAAAATCCAGGTGCAGATATTCGCCGGATTTCCTCAAAATCCGAACAGCTTCTCCGCCGCCGAGCTGACGAGTTTGATACTCGGCAACTGCGACCGGCAATCATACGATCCGGAGCAAAATATAATCGAGCTTTCCGGCCGGGACCTCACGTCGGAAATGATCGACACGAAGACCAGCGAGAATTTTTTAAACCAGACGGCGTCGCAGATCGCGACAACGATTGCCGGCCGCCACGGCCTTACTCCGGACGTCGATAGTACGGGCGGTTTGGACGGGACGTTTTACGAAATAGATTACGCCCGGCTGAACAACGCATCGAGCGAATGGGACCTCCTATCCGAGCTCGCGGATGATTACGGCTATAACGTCTGGGTGGATGGGAACACCCTGCGCTTCAAGTCGCAGGACAGTTCAGACACGGGCATCTATCTGATCCAGTGGCTCCCCAGGAGCGCCCGGCAGGGTTTCCCGCAGGCAAACGCCATGCGGCTTCGCTTCACACGCAATAATATGCTTTCGCAAAAAAATACCCAGGTAACCATCCGCTCCTGGAACTCGAAAATGAAGGCAAAAATGACCGGCCAGGCTACGGCGACGAGGCCGAACGCAGTCGGAACGCTCAATTACTTGTACAATGAACCGGGTCTCTCACAGGCCCAGGCGAACACGCGGGCGAAAGAACGGCTGAAGGGCATCATCCAAAACGAGATGACACTCAGCGCGACCCTGCCGGGAGATAATCTTTTAAATACGCGGGTGCTTGTCCAGGTGAGCGGAACGGGCACTGCTTACGATCAAACATACTGGCCGGTGACTGTCTCGAGGCGCATGGGCCCCGAAGGATATACGATGGACCTGGAAGCCAAGAACCACGCTCCGGAAATGGAAACGGATTCATGATTGAAGGATTGAGGAATTGAGGAATTGAAAAGCAATTAAGGAATTGAGGTGCCTAATTCCTGAATTCTTAAATTCCTAAATTGGAGTTTTTATTGAAAAATGCCGGCGATCTAAACGATGCCATGCGCAGGCAGGCGCTGCTGGCGGCCGGGACCCTGGCTGGAGAAAAAGACGGCACGATCACGTCTTATGACCCCAATGCCTATGCGGTCAAGGTAATGATCCAGCCGGACGGCTACGAAACAGGCTGGATCCCGCTGCCGTCCGTTTTTGTTGGAAACGGATACGGCGCCTATTTCGGCCCGGAGATCGGGCAGGCGGTTTCGGTCACTTTCGCGGACGGGGACAAGGACAACGGCAGAATAAGCAAATTCTTTTTCAATAATGTCGAAGTGCCGATAAAGAGTCCCAACGCCGTCCAAAGCGGTGAAATCCTCCTTCAGGACAAAGCCGGCAATATGATCCGGTGGAGTCCCGTACAGAATAAATTGATTATCACCGCCAACAAGGAAGCCGACCTGAACGTCGGGACGAACCTGGACGTAGCGATCCAGGGCAACGCAACGATTACGGTTACCGGCAATATCAATCTCACGGCAGCCGGGGGTGATATCACGGTCGCCGGGATAAGTCTTGTGAATCATGTGCATACTGGCGGCACGCTGGGCGGTGGGGATACCGGGCCGCCCGTAGCATAAGAGTTTTGAGTGGACCCTCACTGCGTTCAGGTCCGGGCTTGGCGTTGCTAACGTGGTTCAACGATTCAAGTCCGGGCACGATCTTTTGTGAGTGCCCAGTTTTGAGTTTCTAATAATTACTCAAAACTAACAACTAATAACTAAAAACTGCGAGCATCGCGAGCTATGGCCCAACAACTTCTAAGCGATCTCTACCAGATCTGGTCGACGGACCTGGAGGCATCAAATAGCGGGGATCTTCAGGCCGTGACGGGCACGGAACGCGGCAAGCAGCGGATATTGAGACGCCTCATGACCAACCCGGGCGATTATATTTTCGACCCAAGCTATGGACTCGGGCTGCCGCAATACGTGGGCCAGCCGCAGAGCAAGGATATGCTCGATAAGATCAATGGGATTGCATCGAGCCAGATACTCCAAGAGGCTGTAGTTGCGCCTTCGCCGCCTCCGGTTGTGAGCATAACGCAGCTTCCGGATTTTTCGTTGTGGGTCTGGATCCAATATGTGGACGCGCCAACGGGCACGCCGATTGTGTTGAGCTTTAACGTGGAAAACGATTGAGGAATTATAAAATTGAGGCATTGGGGAATTGAAGAATTGAGGGATTAAAAACCAATTCCTAAATTCCTAAATTCTTAAATTCCTAAATTTTTGAATGGAGAATTGATTTTGCCTCTTAATACCCAAACCTTCACTCAAATAATCCGGAACGCGGCGGCCGCGGTCCAGGGCGCGGCTAAGGCGCTCGTTGACTTTACGGTCGGGTCGATTATCCGGGCGATAATGGAAGCGAACGCGGCCGTCGTAATGTGGCTGCAGGCCCTCGTCCTCCAGGTTGCGGCCCTCACCAGGGCGGCGACGTCGAACAAGAGCGATCTCGATTCCTGGCTTGCCGATTATGGATTTACGCGGCTCCCGGCAGCCTACGCCACAGGGCAGGCGACTTTTTCCAGGTTTACCCCTACTCAGCAGGCGGTCGTGCCCGTCGGCGCCCAGGTCCAAACAAGCGATGGCACTCAGCAGTATGCCGTCACTCTCGATACGACCAATCCCGCCTACAGCGCGGGCCTGAACGGTTATGTAATCGTGGGCGGAAATTCAAGCGTAACCGTTACAGTGAAGGCCGTCAACGCAGGCAGCCAGGGCAACGCCACTGCCGGGGCCATAAATACGCTTAGCCAGGCGATCACCTACGTCGATGCGGTGACAAATGCGAGCCCCTTCACCACGGGCGCCAACGCGGAGACCGACGCGGCGGCGCGGGCCAGGTTCGTGGCATGGCTCAGCTCTCTTTCGAAGGCAACTTTGGCCGCTATCCAGTATGCGATCCAAAGCCTCGGAAACGTTGTGAGCTATACCGTTACGGCCAACCAGGCGTACAACGGCGCCACGCAGATGGGCTATTTTTATGTCGTGGCCGATGACGGAAGCGGCAGCCCGCCATCCGACTTTTTAAATGCCGTTTATTCGGCGGTCAATGCCGTGCGGGCATTCACCGTGGCGATTGCCGTCTTCAGCCCAAGCATCGTGACCGCAACCGTGGGAATGACCCTGACGACGGCTGCCGGACAAAATCACACGGCGATTGTGAGCACGGTCGAACTCGCGCTTCAAAATTATATCAACGGCCTGGGGATCGGGAATGCGCTCTCTTATGCCCGGCTCTCCCAGGTGGCCTATGACGCGGCGCCGGCGGGAGCGATCACGACGATCACGAATATACTTTTGAACGGCGGCACGGCCGACGTAGCCGCTACGAATCAGCAGGTCGTCCGGGCGGGCAGCATAAATGTGCTTTAGGAAAAGAGCTTTTCACGCGAAGCCGCGAAGGCGCGAAGAAAGGCAAAAGTGGGGAAAGTGGGAAAATATCTTCTGCCGGCAGCGCGGATCTCGCCCGAGTCGAGCAAGTTTTTGCCCTTAAAGTGGGAATTTTATATTTCCCTTCGCGTCTTCGCGCCTTCGCGTGGAGAAGGTTCTTGAATGGCAATAGGCGACCAAAACGACATCAAAACCAGGCTCATAAGCTACCTGCCGCGCTCGTGGTTCGACGGCGATTCGAACCCGGTCCGCGACGCCGTGCTGTCGGGCCTGGCTGCCGGGCATTCGTTCATATATTCGCTGCTGGCCTATGTGCGCCTCCAGACCCGCATAAAGACGGCAACCGAAGGCTTCCTGGACCTGATCAGTCAGGATTTCTTCGGCGGGGCGCTCCCGAGGCAGATCAATGAGAGCGATGCGCGGTTTCTGTCGCGCATAATCGTCAATATTTTCCGCGAACGGGCCACTCGGAACGGCGTGATCGATGTCCTCGAACAACTGACCGGCCTGGCGCCAAAGATTATCGAACTCCTGAATCCGGGCGATTGCGGCGCGTACGGGGCGCCGAACAGCGGCTACGGATCGGCCGGCGCTTACGGCTCGATGCTTTTGCAGTATCAGGCTTTCGTGCAGGCGTTCAGGCCGTCCCCATCCGGTATCAAAAATGTGGCGGGATATGGATTTAGCGGGCCGTCCGATTCGGGGATTAGCGCCCTGCTTTTTAATGGCATGCCGGTTGCGCCGGCGCCGAGCGCCGGGTCCAAAACCAACGCGGATCAATCTCTTTCGCCGGC